ATGAACCTACTCAGAAAGAGGCGGTTCATGCCATGACTCTGAAAGTAACCATGGAAGATTGGAAGAACAAAGGCAACGATGTTCCTGAAGATCTTTTTTGGACGTTTGATGGAAATCAAACAAAAATAAAAAATAAAAAATAAATAATATAGGAGTAAATATATATGTCTAATAATACAGATATGGTAAAAAAGAATAGTGCAGGTGCACTATCACCAGTAAGTCTAAGAGCCGATTCAGGTAAAGGTACAGAAGAAATTAAAGCGAGCGATACGTCGACTCCGATTTTAAAAATTCTTCACCAACTTTCTCCTGAGTGTAATACTAGAAATGCTAAATATGTCGAAGGTGCTAAGCCTGGCATGATTTATTCTGGTAGTTTTGGTACTTTAGTAGATGGTGACAAAGGACTAAATGTAGTTATTTGTCATTCACAAACTAGATTTCCAGAATGGCAAGAGAGAGGCGACAGTGCAGCAGCACCAGTCGGCACTCATATGGAACCACCTGCGGATGCAACAGAAGAACGTAATGGTAAATACAGATTATCAAATGGTAATTACTGTGAAAAAACCATGTACTTTTATGTGATTGCATTAATGGATGGTGAAATGAGAAAAGCAGTCATCACTATGAGATCGTCTAATTTAACTCCAGGTAGAGAATTAAATAATTTAATTCAAAACTTGAGAGCAACAGATGATAAAGGTAGTTTTAGACCTGCAGCGTATTCCGCTATCTTTAATCTAAAAACAGTTGGTAAAAACTGGGGAGACAAAAGCTGGCACGTTTATAAACCAAGCAAAGTTAGAATGTTAGATTTATCTAATAATGAAGACGTTGCTATTTATGAATCTGCAAAAAAACTTCAGGAGGAGTCGTTCAAAGGAACAACTAAACCTAAGTATGAGCAGGTCTCATCAACTTCAAAAGAAGATATTATCTAGTTTCCCTTTAAGGGATGCTGGCCAAGCAAAGGCGCTGAAGGGAGACTGGAGGCGCCTTATAAAGGACGGGAATGCAAGATTTTATAAAGTATTTTACAGGCTTAACACGTAACTATGGTGTCTGTAAAATTAATGAAGGTTATATAGATCCAGAAACAGGCAAGAAAAAATTTAAACACGAGTGGTCACAAGTTAAGATTACAGATAAAGATTACGAAGATCATTTAACAGGAGTTAAATCAATTGGAATTCAACCTTGTACTGATGAAGGCACTGCAAGATTTGGTGCAATAGATGTAGATAAGTATCCAATTGATAGAGAATTTTATTTAAAAACAATTCAAGAAAAAAATTTACCGATCATCCCTGTCCTGTCCAAAAGTGGTGGACTACATTTATATGTGTTCACCACTGAATTTGTAAAAGCAATAGAGATTAGACAATTTTTAGAACAAATGCTTTATGTATTTAATCTGTCCATACAAACAGAGGTATTTCCAAAACAAACTAGTTTACAATCTTCTGGAGAAAGTAAAACAAATGGTAACTTTATAAATCTACCATACAATGCAGATAACAGAAGAGCTCTTTCTCCTGATGGAACTGAAATGTCATTAGACATGTTTTTAAAATGCATAGAACTTAATGCAGTCAGCAGAAAACAATTAAAAGAAATACAAGATAAAATTATTGAAGATGAATTAAAAGGTAGTGGTGAAGAGTTTAGTGATGGCCCACCTTGTTTAGGTGTTCTTACAAAAGAAATAATGACCGATGATAGAGATAGATTTTTATATAACTACATGGTCTTTGCTAAAAAGAAATACAAAGATAACTGGAAAGATAAAATAGTTGAAGCAGCTAGAAATTATTTTAAGTTTGACTCAAAATGGACAGATGATCATGTTAAGACTAAAATAAAAAGTTGGGACAAAGAAACAAAAGGTTATCAATGTAATGGAGAATTACTTAAACCAAATTGTTTAAAGTCTGTTTGTGTAAAAAGAAAGTATGGAGTTCTATCTGATAACAAACAAGTTTGGCCTAGAATGTTTGCATTACAAAAAATTAATTACAAACCTACACCAGAATGGAAATTTACAGTAGAAAGAGATGACGGACAAACAGCTCAAGTACACGCAAAAGATATTTATAAATTAGAAAGTCAAAAAGCATTAAGAGCATTGATGATGGAACAAGCATTCATAGTTCCACCAAATATAAAAGGTAATGAGTTTATAGAAATAATGAAAGTATTATTTGATAAAGAAAAAGTAGAAACAATAGAACCTGCAGAAGGTACAAGTCCTACAGATATGTTACAAAAACATTTAGAAAAATATATTTATGGACCAAAAGCAACTACTTACAAATCATTTGAAAGTGGTAAACCTTTAATTGATGATACCTATGCATGGTTTGTTTATGATGAATTTTATTCTGATTTAAAAACAAAAGAATGGAAGATAGATCCACAAAGAACTTCTTACATGATAAAAGAATTATTTAAAAGTGATGACAAAGATAAAAAAGCTTTGTTTAATAAACCAAAAAGATTTCCTGGAAAAGACAAGGATGATAAATATTTTCCACCTATAAAAGTTCTTAGAATACCTTTGCATATATTTGAAGAAAGAAAAGAAATAGATGAAATGATAGATTTTGAAGATGAGGAGGATATTGTTTAATGATCAATAATAGAAAAGCATATAGAATATTTATGTCTCTTCCAAAAGAAAAGAGAAAAGAATTACAGGTTCAACACGAAATTGAATGTATTGATAATTACGAAAACAAATCTTGGAATAATAGATTCGGTAAATTTGCTGGTTCATTTTGGAATTGGTTATGGATGTGTCATTTCAAAAAAGATTATAAAAACAGAAATGATATATAAAATATACGGACCGCCAGGTACAGGTAAAACATATAGATTAATATCTAGAGCAAGAGCTTACGCAAGAGTTGGTACACCACTACATAAGATTGGATACTTTGCATTTACAAAGAAAGCTGCAGGAGAAGCAAAGAAAAGAATGCCAGCAGAAGATAAGAAATTACTTTACTTTCAAACGCTTCATTCGTTTGCATTTAATATTTTAAAATTAAAAGAAGAAGATGTGATGCAGCCATATCACTATGAAAGTTTTGGTAAAAAATTAAATGTAAAAGTAAAATACTATGACAGATACAACAAAGAAGAATCTCATTTTTTAACCTGTGATAATCCGTATTTTCAATTAATACACAGAGCAATCAATAGATGTGTAGACATACGAGAAGAGTTTGATCGTGGTGAACACAACTCAAAAGAAGTTGATTGGAATATGTTAAAGCATATTTCTGATAACTACGTTGTTTACAAACAAAAGAAAAAGCTAATTGATTTTAATGATATGATTGAAATGCTTTTAAAAGAGGACACAAAAATTCCAGAATTTGATGTGGTATTTATAGATGAAGCACAGGATTTGTCACCATTACAATGGAAGTTATATGATAAGTTAAAAGAAAAAAGTAAAGATATTTATCTTGCAGGAGACGATGACCAGGCTATCTTTGCCTGGGCTGGAGCTGATGTAAATAGATTTATTAATGAACCTGCAAAAGAAAAAGTATTACATAAGTCTAGAAGAATATCAAAAGCCATACAAGAACAATCACAAATGTGTATTGAAAACATTATGGGTAATAGAAAAATAAAAAAATATTATCCAAGAAACTTTGATGGTAATTGTGAAGAGATTGCAAACCTAGATCAAATAGATTTATCTGTGGGTAAATGGTTAATACTAACAAGAACTGTATCTAAACTTTTAAAAATTGAAGAACAATTAAAAAAGAAAAATTTATATTTTGAAAGTAATAGAGGTAAAAGCGTCAGGGTTCGGGCATACAAAGCTATTAAGAACTACGAGTTATTACAAAAAGATATTAAGTTAGAAGAAAAAGATTTGAAAGATATAAAAGAATATACAGGCACAGAAGAATTAGATTTAAAAAAAGATTGGTATCAAGCTTTTCAAAATGTAGAACAAGAAGATAAAGATTATTTATTAAATTTAATTGAAGCAGGAGAAAATTTAGATGAGCCTGCAAGAATTTGGACATCTACTATACATGCTATCAAAGGAGGTGAACAAGATAATGTTGTATTATCTTTAGACCTCGGAGATAAAATATTAAAAGCCATAAAGAAAAGTCAAGACAAAGAAGATGAAGAACATAGAGTTTGGTACGTTGGAGTTACCAGAGCAAAAAATAATTTATATAAACTAAAAGCAAAAATAGAGAGGAGAGGATATAAACTATGAGTAAAGTATGGGATAAGCAGCATGGGGGGAGTCATTATCAAAAATATAAAATTCAACCGAGCAAGTTTGTTGTTGAGAATGAGTTGTTATATCCAGAAGGATGTGCTATAAAATATATCATAAGACATAGAGATAAAGGAAAGAAACAAGATTTATTAAAAGCAATTCATTTTATAGAGATGATAATTGAAAGGGATTATAAATGATATTACCACAAACAGAATGGTTAGCGCCAAAAGAATTTCCAGACTTATCTAAGTACGATGAGATTGCAATTGACTTAGAGACAAGAGATCCAAACTTAAAGAAACTGGGATCAGGGGCCATCATTG